AGGATTATCTGCTGTTGGGGAACGCGGTGTCGCTGGTGACGTCGCGCGGCTATGACGGGTGGCCGCTGGCGGTGTACTGGTTACCGGCCGCGTGGGTCACGGTGTTGTGGGATCCGTACGACCCGATCGAAGCGGTGCGGTATTCGTACCTGGGTTACGAACTGAACCCGGCCGACGTCATTCACGTGAAGCGTGGCGCCGATCGCATGTTCCCCGTCCGCGGAATCGGGATCGTGGAACAACACCTGAGCACGCTTGACCGGGTGGCGATGGAAGAGGAATACGAACGGGGCGCGCTCGCAGGCGGCGCGGTGCCCAGCGTCGCGGTGATCACCCCGCAGCAGGTTGTCGATCAGCCGACCGCCGACGAAGCGAAGGACGCGTGGCTGGCGAAATTCTCGGGGCCGCAACGTGAACCGGTGATCCTGCCGAACGGCACGCAGGTGATCCCGCTCGCATGGTCACCGACCGACACGCAGCTGAGTGAGGCGCGGCGCCTGTCGCTGTTGGACGTCGCGAACATGTGCAACCTGGACGGGTACTGGTTGGGTGCGCCGGTCGCGGGCATGACGTACCGCACGGCCGGGCCGCAGTATCAGCAGGTGTTGCGCACGTCGCTGGAACCCGTGCTCGCAGATTTTGAAGACGTGTGGTCGCACGCGTGGCTGCCACGTGGCACGAACATTCGGTTTCGGCGCGACCAGCTGCTGCGCGAAGACCTGGCGACGTCGACCACCGCCGCGGTCGCCGCGTACGGGGCGGGCATCGCGACGCTGCCCGAATCACGCGTGATGATCGGCCTGCCGCCCGACGTCGAAGGCCCGTCAGGGTTCGGTGCCGATCTGCCGCAACCCGCGATCGCGTCACCGGCCGACCCGAACGCCGACACGCCAGCCGAACAACCGGGAGGTGGCGACACATGACCGACCGCGAAGACCGCATGTTCGTCACGACGTTGCAGCTGCGCGACGTCGACACGTCGGGCAGGCATCCGTACACGTACCTGGAAGGCCGGGCCGTGCCCTACGACGTCTTCGCCGACGTCGGCCCGTTTCTGGAACAGCACGAATCAGGGTCGTTCACCGACACGACGAAACGCGGTACCGGGAAAAACGCGCCGCTGCTGTTGTTCCACGACAAGCGGTCGTTTCCGATCGGGAAGGCCGAAAGCTGGTCGCACGATGACGGCGCGCTGGACGGCGTATGGAAGCTGAACGATTCCCCGCATTCGCAGCAGGCCGCACGTGCCGCGCACGATGGGGAACTGATCGGCATGTCGGTGGGGTTCGTGCCGATGCGATTCAGTGTCGAACGCTGCGAAGACTGGTCGGGCCGTGACTGGAACCCCGACCTGGGCGCCGAACACAAGGACCGGTGGACCCGCCACGAAAACCGTCTCGTGGAGGTGTCGCTGACGCCTGCGCCCGTGTACGAAGACAGCGGCGTGGTGCTGGTGCGGTCGTTCGACTGGCAGGCCGAACGGCGGGCGTTCGGTGGCGGCCGCCGGTTCCCCGAAGTAGAAGCGTGGCGCGCCGAAGTGGACGCGTTACGATCCGCGCAGTCGTAGAAGCCGCGGCCCGGCCCGTTCGACGGCCGACCCCGCGCCGGGTGTGCCTTGCGTCAAGCGGCACCCACGTCGGGTCACCGTGCGCAGCAGTCGGGTGCCTTGCATTCAGTCGGCATCCGATCACTTCGCATGGGAGACACGTGACATGAACCCGGTGTTGGAATCCTTTCTCGCGCAACGCGCCGAGCAGACGAACACGATGGACACGATTCTCGGGCAGGTCGAAGACCGCGACCTGACCGACGCCGAACGCGGACTGTTGGAAGCAGCTCGCGAACGCATCACGACGTTGGACGCGCAGATCGCGCCGCTGCGCCAGTACGAAGAACTGCGCGACGTACATGGCGACGTCGTGCGCAACCTGCCGCGGCCGGCCGCGGTCGTCGGTGGTGAATCGCCGGCGCGTGGACTCGGCGTGCATGACCGCGGCCAGCAGTACACGACCGCGGGCGCGTTCATGGTCGACCTGTTGCGCGCCGAAGGGATCATGGAACGCGGGATCCGCGACGAAGCCGCGGCGGCACGCGTGCAGCAGTCGCGCGCGGTCGCGAATCAGACGACCACGACACTGACCGGTGTTCTGCCCACGCCGATCGTCGGTTCGGTCGTGTCGCTGATCGACGCGAACCGGCCGCTGATCACGTCACTCGGCGGTACGCGTGCTCTCGGGAACATCCCCGGTACGCAGTTCGGCCGACCGAAGGTGACCGTACACACGCAGGTCGGGAAGCAGACCGCAGAAAAGACCGAACTGCCGTCGCGTGCGATGACGATCACGAACCTGCCGTTCGTGAAGGAAACGCACGGCGGTACGGTCGACATCTCGCGCCAGTCGATCGACTGGACGTCACCCGCGGCGTGGGACATCATCATCCGCGACCTGGCCGACCAGTACGCCATCGAAACCGAAACGGTGATCAGCGCCGATTTCGTGGCGAAAGCGACGGGCACGAAGCCGCCCGCGTTGCCCGCGGCGCCCGTGCTCGCGGACTGGACGAAGGCGCTGTACACCGCGGCGATGCACAGTTACAACGCGGGGCAGCGGATGCCGGGCGCGATCTGGTGCAGCCTGGACGTGTGGGCCGCGCTGGGTTCGCTGGTCGACACCACCCGCGTCGTGTTCCCGCAGAACACCACCGACGAGATGGGCGCGCCCGGTACCAGCACGCTCGCGGATTTCCGCGGCGACGTGTTGGGCCTGCCGCGTGTCGTCGTGCCGTTGGCACCCGCGAAAACGTGCATCGTCGGGCCGCGTGACCTGTACGAATGTTACGAAGAGGTGATCGGCCTGCTGTCGGTGGTGGAACCTTCGATCCTGGGTGTGACCGTCGCGTACGGCGGTTACCTGGCGTACGGGTCGCTGGCACAGACGGCATACGTGGCGCTGGATCTCTCGGCGGTCACGTCACTGCCGACGATGCTGACCGCCGAAGAGATGGCGGCCGAAGCCGAAACGACCGACACATCGGGTGGGGTGACCGGCGGCCGCGGGCGTAGCAGCTCGCGCTGATCTCTCGGGGAGGGATGACCGATGGCAGCGTGGCCGACGCTTTCGGAAGTGCGCACGTTCCTGCGCCTGACGGCCGATCCTGAAAGCGATCAGGTCATCGGGTGGGCGTTGGCTGCTGCCATCGGTTACGGCACGCACCGTTTCGTGGACCGCACGACGTACGTGCCCAAGTACGACGTTGATGCGATCGACCTGCCCGACACGTGGCACATGGCGTGCATTCAGCACGCGGCGCGCCTGTACCGCCGACGCGATTCGATCGACGGGACGATATGGGGCGGTGATGCGGGCGCGATCCGCGTCGGCCGGTGGGATCCCGACGCCGAAGCGTTGTACGGGCAGACCGCGCAGATCGTGTTCGGGTGACGTGGGATCTGGAACCCGTCGCGCACGCGATCGCGGACCTGCTGGGCGCGATCGACGCGACGGTCAAGGCGTACCCGGCCGCGCCCGAGACGTTCAATCCGCCCGCGTACGTCGTCGGCTTCCCGGTCAGCGTCGTGCGCGGTGCGGGCGCGATGGGTGTCGACGTCGCGCAGCTGCCGGTCGCCGCGTGCGCGGGGCCGACCGAATCGTTCAAGCCGAACGCGCTGCTGATCGCGGCGATTCCCGCGCTGGAAGCCGACCCGACGTTCGGCGGGGTCGTGATCGGGTCGAAGGTGACGAACGCGCAACAGTCGTACCGCCGTCTGTCGGTCGCGGGTATCGAAGTGCTCGCGGCCGATCTGCTGTTAGAGATCCGCATGTGATGAAAGGAACGCGAACATGACCGACACACCGACCCCAGCGGATCCGCAGGTACAAGCGACCGCCGATCTGCCCGAACCGACCGCCATGGCGCCGGTGATGATGACCGACGCGTACATCGAAATCGGCGGCGCGACCGGTGGCGCGAACCTTTCGTGTCTCGGCATGTCGGTGAGCATCGAACCGGAAAATAAGCCGATCGAACTGACGACGTTCTGCGGCGTGAAGGATTACCCCGGGCCGGTGAAGTGGCATTTCAAAGCGAAGCTGGCGCAGGATTTCAGCGCGGGCAGCACCGACGCGACGTTGCAGGCCGCGTTGCAGGCGTACGAAACGGCGGGCACGTTGTGCCCGTTCAAGGTGCGGCCGTACAAGTCTCGGGCGGTCGGCGTGACGAACCCGTCCATCGAAGGTCTGGCGATCCCGCAGCCGTACACGATCTTCGGCGGTGACGCGGGCAACCCGTCGGAAGTGGACATCGACTGGATCATGGACGCACCGCCGACGCGCGTCACGACGTAATGGCTGCGCCGGTCGTCGGCATCGTCGGCATGTCGGCGCTACGCCGTGACATAAACCGCCTGGCCGACGACGTGTCGGGGCCGTTGTACGCGGGGATCCGCCAGGCGGGGAAAGACGCGGCCGAACCCGTCGCCGCGCTGACGCGCGCGTCGCTGCCGATGGGTGGCAGCGGCAGGCTGGCCGGTGACGTGCGCACGTCGGGCACGAAGACGGGCGCCGCGGTACGGATGGGCCGCAAGACGGTGCCGTATGCGGGATGGATCGAATTCGGCGGCAGCCGACCCGACGGCAGCGAACGGGAGTACGTGCCGGGCGGGCGTTACCTGTTCCCCGCGGCGAAGTCACTGGCGATGAAAGCCGCCGACCGGTATTCCGAAGCGATCGGCGCGGTGCTGAACAGTGACCGCGTATGGACGAACAACACGACCGACGGGAGTCAGGTGCATGACTGACGAATACGAAGACGACGAAGTGATCGTGGACCCCGGGCGGCCGTTTCGCATGTCACCCGATGCGATGCGCGCGCTGACGAAAGCGACCAGCACGACGCTGACCGACATTCTGCAAGGTGACGACGACCCGATGCGATGGCAGGCCGTCGCGTTCGGCGAGCTCCACCGACGCCTGACGCGCGCCGGTCATCTCCCCGACGCGGCGACGTTGTGGGAACGCGCAGGCCGCGCCGCGATCGTGCTGGAAAACCCCGCACCGTTCGACCCTTTAGAAGACGCGCACTCGACAACCTCGCCACTTTCTGCCGGTACTGGCGAATGGACCCCGACCGCGTAATCGAACTGGACGACGACGTGTACGCCGCATTCGTGCGGTACATGGAACGCGAAGCGTACGAAATAGAGAAAGCATCGAAGAGGAAACACTGATATGGCCGGGCCG